TTTTTTAGCAACTAAAGACCCAACATGACCTTTAAATGCTCTATTACCAAAGTGAGTTAAAGGCATAGCTAAGTCAGCCCAAATCTGTCCACCACACTCCTGCCATAGACGAGAGAAGTAGTAATCTTCGGATAGATATCTTATTTGTGGTTGACCTTCTTTGGTTTTAGTGTTGTAAGGTCCAACAGCAAATAAATCATAACAATTATCAGATTTATAAGATCCACCGTTAACAATTTGATCAGACTCATATTTTCTTTCAGGAAACTTCTTCATCATGGTTCTAAATACTTTTCTTTTCACAAGCATCATACCTGTGGCTGCTTCTTGCACAGGAAAAAAACCTCCCTCACCTTTTAAATTTAAAGGGTCATCAAAGTTTACATTATACCCTAAGGCTCTAGCCTCTATTTCATCAGGTTGCGCATCGGGGTATTCTTTTAAAATGTCTTTAATTTTTTCAAGATATAAATGTTTTCTAGGGTAAATTCCACAAGCTACATCTTTATCTGCACAAAGTAATCTTTGAATATTTTGCCAAGTGAAACCTATGTCAGCATCTATAAATAAAAGATGTGTAGCAACAAAATCTTGTTGATCCATCATCATAGAAACTATGGTATTTCTAGCACGAGTAATTAAACTTTCATTACCCATTGTTTGTATTCTCATTGCAACATTGTTAGCTTGAGTCCAAGACTGTAACTCCAACAAGCCATGTAGTGTTGATTCAGTAAGCATGCCACCATACATTGGCATTCCTAAAAATATTTTAAAGTTTTGATCTTTAATTTCTTCTGGTTTAATCATTTGTTACTCCTTATAATTTATGCTTTTTATAGCTAAAGTCATTCTAAAATCTTCTCTAAAATTGTTTGGTAAGGCTCTATGAGGTATTTGAGCATTAAATTTTATGCACCTATTGTAAATAGGGTAAATTAAAATACTTGTGCTTTCTTGACCCAAAAATTCAGTAGCACCTCCTCTTGTAGGGTTCCAATTTGTATTCAATCCTATTAAGTAAGTTGTTTCGCCCTCATCTTGGTGAAAATCACCATGTTGTGTGTAAGATTGTCCGTTGATATATATTCTTAAAACTTTATCTGTAATATTATTTTTTAAGACTGTGCATTCGTTTTTAAACTCATCTATATCACTAATATTCATTGCCCAAAAAAAATTACCATCAGCCACGCTTGCTTGTTTTTTCCATTTGCCATAAGTATTTATTTTATTTAAAAGATTATTTAAAAAATCTTCATTTAGATAATCGTCTTTATAATGTATGTCTTTATTTATTTGATTGAACATTCTTTGCATTGATAGGCAATTATCACTCCTTGCAAAATTCATTAGTAAAATTCATAGCTACAGTTATACGTTCATTTACACACTTAGCGACGCTGTGATATAGCCATCCGGGAAATATTATTAATTGACCTTTTATGTCATTTACTACGAAGTCTCTTTTCTTTTCAAAGGGCCTAGCAAGAGAATAAATATCTTGCAAAGAATTAAAAATTAAATTTCCATTACCTGGTTTTGTAATTAAAACAACAGAAATATCTGTGTATACGTGATTATGTGCTCTTCCATCATCACCTGCTTGATAATAATTAATCCATACTTCCCTGCATGTAAATCTATTATAATAATCCCAGTGAAGTTTTTGTCCGACATGAGGTAATATTTTTTGTTGCGTGAAAACTGCTAGATCTTCTAAAATGGGATATCTAATTCCATTCCAACCAGTTGTTTTTGCACTTATATTATTTAATCCTTTTGCCCAAGAAGAGTGTTCTTTTTCTACCAATTCATTAATTGCATCACAACGGTCTTCGTCCAATTTACATGTAAATATAAAACTAGGTAAAATTTCGTGTTGTAAAATATTCAAATCACTCAAAGTATTTCTTCTCTTTTTTGTATATTAACAAGTCAATATAATTTTTATTTTTTCTTAATCTTTTATTAAGTGTTTCTCCACACTCTTGAGTTTCTAACAAACAATCTTGTATTCCTAAATTATAGGCATATATAAAAATTTCTGTAATCCAATGTCTTAAAGTATTGTCATTATTAATAAATGCAGTTCTCATAAATTTATTTTTTTCTATACCTTCTTGAGCATAATCTAAAAACTTTTCTTTTTTATCCCAATGTTCTTTTCTCATATTAAATCAAAATCTATATTTAAAGTTTGTCGCAAACCTTTTGATTGTGGGAAAGTTCCATGAAAAATAGTATTGGGAAAAAATAAAACATCTCCTTCTGTTGGATGGTATACTTTAAGATCAAGTTTTTGAAAAATGTCAAACTCAAACCAATAAAAGCAACCTCTTCGATCAATTTTTTCTTGTTCAGTTTGTATTGGATTTGTTAAATATATAACTGATGAAATACCATTTGAAATATTACTATGTTGATGTGCATCGTGCCAACACCATTCATGTCCATAAACAGCCCAACAGCTTCCAACTTTAAGTTTACAGTTATATTTGTTCTCTATAATAGACTTTATATCATCAGATATTTTTTCTAATTCATTGTTTAAAAATTGAGATAAAATATATTGATCCCCATGTTGTGATGTTGATATAAAGTCTTTTTTTGAATCTATTTTATTTTGTGGATACTTTTCTATTAAATCATCAACCGTAGATTTTATTGAAGTTATATTTGATAATTTGACTAATTCCATTATTTATATGATTTTTTTTTCCAAGAGAATTTTTTATATTTATCTATTAACACATTAAAAAATTTTAATTTTCTTTTAGATTCATCAGCATAACTTTCTTTATTTAAAGCCACTTTCATTTTCCAATCATCCCTTTTAAAAGGTATTAGTAATATCATAGGATCACCTTTTTTTAAAATATGTGTTTTGCTTGAATCTTGAGTCCAATAAAAAGGAAAATGAGTTTGAAAATGATAAGAATCAGTATCAACGATACCATCAATAACTTGAAAAGGTAAATTTCTGTTAAAAGGTTGAGTAAAAATACAACTATATCCAGGTGGTGTTTTGATATTCCAGTGATTTATAAATTTAAAAACAGCATCAACAGTCCGTCTATTATATCTTAATTCGTCATCTACTTGTTTGGGAGAATGACATTCTATACCTATTTGAGCTGTGTGATCAGGGTGTACATTCTCAGGTAAGAAAAATTTAGCTTGACCATCTTCATATACAAATTGAATATCTGATGCAAAAGGTATTATGTATCCACAAGTCAAAGCGTCCAGAAAAGGAACACATTTTTTTACTGTTTCTCTGTTTAAATTTTTTTCATAAAAAGATTGCATATTTTTGTAAGCGCTCGGTATATGATGTAATGCTGGTTTTGGATGTGGTAATTCTTCAGAAAACCTTGAACTAAATAATATTTGTTTTGCGATCACAGTCCGTTATTACCATCAAATTTTTGATCTGCGTATTTTCCTTCTTGATCCACGTAATGTAAAAAAACAGTTATATAGTGATCATGATTACATTTTTCTCTCCAATGTAATTTATCAATACCTTGAAATATAACAGCATCATTAACCGATACTGGTATTTTGTGTTCAATTTTGAATTTATGCATAATATTACCCATATCAAGATACTGATAATCTTGACTCTCGTCTAAACTACCCATGAACAAATTATAAGGTTCATCATTAGGCGAGCTTCCTATACATAAAGCTACAGTATATTCACAAGCTTCTCTATCTGTGTGTGGCCTAAGATCAGTTCCTTTCTCATAAACCCTTAAATAAGAATATGTAGGATAAAGTTTTTTATTTACGTTTTTCTCTACAACAGGTGTGGATAAATCTAGAATAGTTTGCATTAAATCATCATCTTTAACCCAAGCTAAACAATCAGTTTGTTTATCTATTCTATTAATGACCTGTGGTCTCCATTCAGGTCTTGAAAATTTCATTAAACAATATTGATAAAGTATTGTTGAAACTTGCTTAGGTAGGAAATTCTTAATATGTATTGGTTCCATTAATATACCCACGCTATCAAAGCGTAACGTGTTCCTTTTGTAACTTTATTAACTTGATGAGGAAACATAAAACTGGATGGAAAAACTAAAGCATCACCAACATTTGGTTCAAACAAATTGTTTTCAGAACCATTTAATTTTATATTAAATTCTCCACCCTCATATTCATTATTTAAGGCTATTGATATTGAAAGTGCTCGTTGAGTTGACGAAGTACCAAAGTCAGTGTGCCATTTATATCCTGCGAGATGTTCATTTGCTTCGTATTTAAGTAAATCTAATTGCGATAATTTTGAAACGTGTAAATCTTCATGCTTCTTATTATAAGCCTCAATGACTTCAAAGAGTTTTCTATTTAAGTAGTTATATAAAATTAATTCACCGAAAGTATGATTTCGTCCATGAATGTTTGTTGTTTGACAGTTTCTAATTGATTTGTTAGTTGAACTTTTGTCAGCATTTGATACTTGAGCATCAAAATAATTGTTATCAAAAACTCGAATAATTCTTTGACAAATAGACGTGGGAATTAATTTACGTACTTCTACTACGTATTGGTTCATTGAAATTTAAAAAAACACCTTAGTAGGTAATACCATTATTTGATAAATAAGTAACTCTAGCAGAATCGGCAGCCGTAACTGCTGCTGTTTCATCTTCAACAAAATCTTCAATATCCTTACCCGCATTTGTCCAAGATGTTTGTTGTGAAACTATGGTGGCAGTGTATGTATCCATCCATTCTTTTTCAGCCTCTGTTCTCTTAACCATATTAGTAACCCATTGAGGTAAATCTGATTGTG